AACAATAGGGGTGTGGGAAATATACCGTGTAGCGTGGGTTCTTTCATGGGGTAGGGACCTCTCTCATAATTTAAACATTATATCAGACTATCACAATCAATGAGGCAAATAACAAACCCACCATTGCGGTGGGTTTGGGTACTACTGTTGTAGCATTTCTTCAGCATTCTGTTCAATTACAAAATTGATGAATTTTACTGCCTCATCTTCACAATTGAAATACCGAATTATTGTCTGTGCTGTATACTTCGAAACGAACATAAGGAGAATGTTCTCGTCCTTATAGATTGACAGTTTGATGTACCAGCCGTTACGCTCGGCAACCATCCACGAACGTAAATTAGCTTTTATTTCCGCTATAGAGCGGGAAAAAATCTCCGGTGACAACCTTTTTCGCATTCTTCGATATACTCTCTATTGATTCTGATACCATCTTTAGGTATGTAGTAGATTCAGAACCTACAGATTTCTTCATAAGGTCGATTCCAAACAGGGCGGCCTGAGTATTGAAATCAATGACGGATGTGGTAAATTCTTGCGACTTTTTAGTAAATTCTTGTAGGGCTTCGTACATTTTTTATCTCCTTAGACGATTCTGAAATGTTTGGTGCGGGTTTCTGCTCTTAGTTTCTTAGCATCTTGTATGCCTTCTAGGATCATACAAAGGATTTGGAAAATTGATTTCATTGATATCTCCGATAGTTTAGTGACCCATTCGGCATCACTAAACTATTTAGTCATTTTCATACTGCATTGCACAATAAAATCAGGTAATGTGATCCTCATACTGTATTTTTGCCAAGATATAGTCCTTGACCAGACTAGAACGGACGATATCATCTGCTGTAAACTCAATCTTGGTGAATGCCTTCATATGCATGGCAATATCAAAGAATTTCAGAATACCTGATACATCGTTCTTCTTCTTGTTCAGGTCTGTTTGTCTGTAGTCACCACACCAGATAATCTTTGAACGATAACCAACCCGTGTCATAACGGTATCAATCTCTTCAAAGGTCATATTTTGCATCTCATCCACGATAATGATGGCATCATCAAATGACATGCCCCGGATAAAACTGGTACTGATAAACTCAATGTGACCTTGCTCTTCTAGTCTATCCCATGAGTCCTTACGACCGAATAGTGTCTCGCATATCTGTCTGTATGGTTGTTGATAGATTTCCATCTTTTCGTCTACATCACCAGGTAGGTGGCCAATCTCACGGCTTTGCACCGCAGACCTTACTACTATGATTTTGTTAAATGGATTGCCTTTGTCAAGGACTTCTTCTATTGCTTTGTATAATGCACAGAAGGTTTTGCCAGTACCTGCAACGCCGTGTAGTGCGACAAAGTAATCTTGTCTTCTATATGCATCAAAGAATTTTCTCTGATTGTCTGTTAATGGTGCGAATGTCTTTAGGTCATCAATCCGTATTCTTAACTGGTTACTTGATTTAACTGTTGTTTTGATATCCACTACGGTATTGGATTGTTTTCTGGCCATTAGAGTTTTCCTAGAACGTGTGATTTATGGATTTTACAGGTCACCCATGCGTTGTAGTAATTTTCACTTAATAGTGCATGACGATTGAATATCTCAAAGGTTTCCCAATAACTACATGCTGACCTTGTTTTACAAAGGTGTAGAATCTCCCTTGTGAATATACCCTCCCCTATTTGTTTGACTTCTTCTTGCAGTTCAGTATTGGAACCCCAATAGGTAAGCCAGTCACTTGATACTCTGGACTTTTTCTTCTTACCTTTGACCTGCCTAGTTTTGGATTTGGTAAAGAATTTCTTACCAATATACTTGCGACCCGTTTGGGTGTTGGTGATAAGGTACACAAAACCGAAATAGTCTTGTATATCTTCTTCTTTGAATTCTGATGGTGTATTATGATATAACCAAGTCATTAATAATCTTCATCCTGTTCCACTTCTTCTTCCATTATATATCCGGAACAGAAGGGACAGAATTTTGGATTATCTTCACAATCTTCTATATCATACTCTATCTTATACTTTGAATCACACTCTGAGCAATGGTGCTTTAGTATCATTAGGCTACTTTCCCCCACACCTCGTCCCATGAACCACTCAATGCGCCTTTGGCGTAATCAGTTGCGCGGTTCTCAAAAAAGTTGGTGTGAGTAGGTGCGTTAATCATTTCTTCCACCCAAGGTAGTGGATTGCGCTTGACCTTATATATGCCTTTCATACCCAAACCAATCAGTCTACGGTCAGCAATATAACGAATGTATTTCTTTACATCTTCGGATGTTAGACCTTCCATCGGGCCAATACTGAATGCAAGGTCAATAAACTTATCTTCTAGTTCAACCATTCTCTCTGCAATAGAGTAAATGGATGATTTGAGTTCATCGTTCCATATCTCGGTGTTCTCGTTGATATATGTCTTGAATAGTTTCATCATAGACTCGGCGTGCATAGTTTCATCAACGATTGACCATGTTACAATCTGTCCCATGCCTTTCATCTTGCCTGTGCGTGGGAAGTTCAGTAACATAATGAATGATGAGAACAACTGCATACCTTCTGTGAATGCACTAAACACCGCGATATGGCGTGCGGTGTTTTCTTTAGAACCATTCTTACTTGCAACATCAAGGACATAATCGTGCTTGTCACGCATCTCCTGATATTCCATGAATTGGTTGTATGTGGTGTCAGGCAGACCTAATGTTTCAATCAAGTGACTATATGCAGCAATATGTAATGCCTCACGGGCTGCAAAGCCCATCAGCATCATTCTTACTTCAGGCTGAGGGAAATAAGGGAGGTAATTATTAACATACCCACCAGCCACATCAATATCCCCCTGAGTAAAAAACCTAAAAATATTAGTAAGGAACTGTTTTTCTTCATTAGATAGTTTGTTCTTCCAGTCTTTTACATCCTCAAGCATCGGGACTTCGGTGTGCAACCAATGTGACTGTTCATGTTTCAGCCATGCATCATACGCCCAAGGATAGTTAAATGGTTTGAAACTGTTCCGTGTATCGGTCAGTTTGCTTTCTGTCTTCTTAATCATTTGTCTTCCATTAATTCGTTTACAAATTCTAGCAGCAACTTATGGTGTTCATAGTTATGCCAATATTTGTTTATATACTGCCAAGGTTTTTCATACCACCAATACTCACTTTCAGGATGGCAACCTATTATTCCTACTCGACCCTTTATAATAGCCATAGGGTCACCATTTGAATATCGAGCAATCGTTTTAAATTTACTTTCGTCACCAAGTAAAGAACATCCATCATAGAAATACATATGAGTTTCTTTACCATTCCAAATGACAGGTGTTACCGTTCCATATGACCTTTGCACATCGGCACCAGGTCTTCTTATGTATTGAACAGCTTTAACATCATCAATTATATCAAAGTACCAATAATCAGCCCAATATGCACCCATGCAAATACCCAAGTATCTGCCACCATCTTCAACGAATTTCGCTATTTTATTTGCCCTTCTCCGAGGAAAGAATTCATAGTTAGAATCGGAATCACCAATTCCACCAGGAAAAGCAACCATATCAATATCATCGAAAAAATCTTCTCTATCTACATCTGTTTCTGAAAATAATTTTATATTATATTCAGGTGACAAAGCCTTTATCATTCCATCACAACAATCTTGGGAACACTCTGGATGATGAATGAATAAGGCTATTGTTTTCATTTTTCTTTTTCGACCTTTTCGTGTTTGTTAGGCTCTACATACTTGTCCCACACAATTTGTCCTGTATTCCATCCAAACACAGAGACAAATCCAATTGCCATATAAGTTATTACAATCATTTTTCACCCCTCACATGCTAGACACTCATCACCCTTTGCAATGGCTGTCATATCTAGTTCTTTGATAACTTCACGCTCAATTCGTTTTGATACTTTATCTGCCTTTGCCAATTTCTCACTACGGCAGTAATACAAGGTCTTAAGGCCTTTCTTCCATGCAAGAAAATGACATGCATGAAGGTATTTAACATTTACATCTGGTCTAAAGAATAAGTTTAGTGATTGTGCCTGATCTATGTATACTTGGCGATCTGCTGCATGTTCAACAATCCACCGTTGGTCAATCTCCATACTTGTTTTGAATATCTCTTTCTGATTTTCATCTAGTATATCTAGGTGCTGCGCCGACCCATCGTTTGCAATGATTGATGACCAGATATCTTGCATCTTTTCATCGGTGAGACCCATATCATGTAGAATTTTATCAAGAAACTTATTCTTGTTCAGAAAGGATCCGGATAAAGTATCCTGTCTGTAAGCATTAGCACGATAAGGCTCAATGCTAGGACTTGTATTACCCATAATGATAGAACTAGAGGCATTAGGGGCAATAGCCATAACATGAGCAAAGCGGCGGCCTGTACCAGCACAGTCAGGCGCCTCACCTCGTTCTGTACCCAATTCAATATTGGCATCATTTAGTTTTGTCCTGATGTGTTTGAACATTCGCATGTTTGCAGATTTAGATAAGACACCTTCAAAAGGTAACCCATTACGTTGCAAATAAGCATGGAACCCAAGAGCGCCAATACCAATGCTGCGTTCTCGGCCGGCACTATACTTTGCACGACTGACACCAGCAGGAGCATTGGCAATAAAGTAATCCAAGACATTATCAAGCATTTCAGCCATATCTTTAAGGAACAACGGATCATTTTTCCAGTCATCAAAATACTCCAGATTTACCGAAGATAGGCAGCATACAGCAGTTCTGTCTTTATCAGTCGGTAAGATAATTTCACTACATAAGTTACTTTGTTTGATACTTAGGCCAAGGTCCTTTTGAAACTGTGGCATCGCACGGTTGCT